AAAGCACCGTTTGAAAAAGTTAATGTAGCACCGGTTGTTGCATTTAAAGCAACGGCATCGTAACCCCCGATTGCCTGTTCTAGAATAAGTAAATTGGTATTCGTAATTTGACCCCAAGTTCCTGAATTTTCTCCAGTAGCCTGAACCGTTAATTTTAAACTTGCTGATGTAGTATTTGGCATAATTTATATTCCTAAAATGGGTTAATATTATTCAATTTAAATATTGGTGTCAAGCAACGTTTTTCCATGATACATTAGAACCAGTATCCACATCCCCCCAATTACTGGTTGTTCCTGTGCTAACATCGGTATACGTAGCTTGAGATCCGGTATTGATAGAAGTCCAAATAACTGTATCTAATATACCTGTTCTCGCAGTTAAATTTATTCCTGTTAAAACAACACTTGCATTTCCTATAACGTCTACGTCATTTTCTTGAACAGTTAAATCTTGGCCCGTTACATTGACATTGGCACCTGCAGTAGCAATAACACTTCCTTCTGCAATAGTTAATGCTTGACCGGTTATATTAACATTTGCGTCTCCTGTAACATCCGGCACATTATCTTGAATTGTTAGATCTTGACCAGTTACGTTAATATTAGCATCTGCAGTTGTGGTAACATTTCCTTCTGTAGCAGTTAACGCTTGACCAGTTACATTAATATTAGCATTCGCTGTAATAGTAATATTTCCTTCTGTAGCAGTTAACGCTTGACCTGTTAGATTAATATTTGCATCTGCAGTAATGTCTGGAGTATTCTCTTGAACGGTTAGTTCTTGCCCTATTACATTTACATTGGCATCTGCAGTAATAGATACGTTATCTAAATTTGCAGATAATAATTGACCTGTTACATTTACATCTGCGTTCGCTGTAACTGTTACATTATCTAAATTTGCAGATAATAATTGACCCGTTGCATTTACATTTGCATCTGCAGTTATATCTGGAGTATTTTCTTGAACCGTTAAATCTTGTCCCGTTACATCTACGTTAGCAGTTCCAGTAACTGTTACGTTATCTAAATTTGCAGATAATAATTGACCTGTTACATTTACATCAGCATTCGCTGCAACGGTTACACTATTTAAGTTTGCAGATAATAATTGTCCAATGGGAAATGCATCGGTTGTAATTTGAACAACAACATTTCCTTCGTTGGCAGTTAAACCAATTCCTGTAAGATTAACGTTAGCATCTGCAGTAACTACTGCAGTACCATCATTAACAGTTAAATCAATTCCTGTAAGATTAACGGTTTCGGAAACACGGCCTTGGCCCCATAGACCAATACTCCATTCGTTATTACCCCAACCAGAATATGTTGCCACTTAAAGCCTCCTTACTAGCCGGAGATTCTTAATATAGCTGCCGATGTAGTGAATGCTGGAAAAATAATTGTGAAAGTTCCGTCTGTACTAATTTTATCAGATGTAAAATCTAAAACTGCAACTGCTTTGTTAGCAGCCGAAGTATTATAAATTAATGCTCCTCTTGCAGTGATTGTTGCACCTGTAAATGATAAATCATTAAAATCAACAATCGCAACACCTGATGCAACGGATGTACTTGGATTCGGTTGTACTAATGCTCCACCACCTGAAGTGTAGGTTCCACTATTACCAACTTGACCTGTCGTTGTAAAAGAAGTTGTTGCTGAGTTTAAAGTAGCTGAAGAACTATAAAGAGCCAATTTGAATTTGTCTCCACCAAATTGAAATTCATGCTGACCTTCTAACAATTCTTTTTTAAAAGAATTTGCAATCGCTTGTGTTATCGCCATAGTTTATCTCCTTATTGTTTTCCGACTCGAGGAACACCTGCTTGGTATTCGTCTCGTCTTCTTCTTCCCATTTGTTCAATTGAGAAACCTTCAATCGCTTGTTTATACTTTCCTTCGTATAATTGCAAGAGATCATTTGGCCCCTTTAAAAAGCTATATGCTTCAACTAAACATGCATACAAAAGTCCATTGGGAAAATACTGACTTAAATATGTATTCGTATTACTAGCCGATAATTGAGGTGGTTTCAAGATATAATTTACTTGAATAGAATACGTATTATTAGGAATAGGTGCAAAAGCTAAAACGTTTTCATACCAATTAGCATAGTATTTAGGAAAACCAGTAGCATTAGTATTGTTAAATTCTGATATAAAACTAGTGTCTCTAACTTCTAAATAAGATCTATCTCCTGACAAAGAAGTATCTGTAGAAGTAAAAATTTGAACCGATCTAACAATAATATAAGTTTGAGGTAAATTAATAAATTTTTGTCCTGCAACTAAATTAGCTGTTTGATACTGTCTTTGATAATCTGCATCCGTATCTCTTTGAATTCTCCATTCAGCATTTTCAATGAAACCATCTATAATGGTAGATGTTAAAACATTGGAATCTACTTCCGTATAATCTCTAATTTTTTGTACTAGTTCTGCGTAAGTCATGGTGTTAATGTAACAGGTCCTGCTGTTACTGTCATTCCTCCAAATTGTCCAGATACAGTTGGTGTACTTCCTAGATTAAAAGTATAATTGTCTGTACCTGTAACGGTTATACTAAATCCTGAAGTATTTTCAAATAGTGTATAAGCTAATCCTCCTGGACTTCCATCTACATTTCTAAATACAACCGTATTCCCTGTAGTTCTACCATGTGATGGTTCATACACATTAATAATGGAACTACCAGAAGTAATAATAAAAGGTTCAGGAGGTAACAAAGGATCGGTTTGTGGCTCCGTTCTATCCGGTCTTGCATTTTGTAATCCTTGTGGATCTGCAGTGTAAGGTTTAGGTTCTAATTGTGGATGTTTAGGTTCAAATTCAGAAATATGTACTCTTGCACCATTCCATTCTTTTACCATTTCTTTGTATGGAAATTCCATACCCGATCTGTCGGATATAAATTTTGCAAATTTTCCTGAAGCAGTATTAGACACTTGGATAATATACTTTCGGACTTATGTAAGCACTGCTACTAGAGCCGTCTTCTTGTAGCGCTCTTTGAAGTTCATCTTCATATAATAATTTCATTTCTTGTGTTCTTTGTGGTGCAAATTTTTGTGAAAGATAAAAAGCTAAACCGGACACCATACACGGAACAAATCTATACGGAACATCCGATTCATTGGTATACGCACCTGCATCTTGAATTCTACTTACATAATAATAATTAATAAAATTACCAGCTTCTGTGCTTCCGGGTGTTAAATATAAAGTTACTGTTACTCTATCAATAAATCGTTGAACAAAATATTGAGTAGGTGTTCCTGTATCTGTTTTATTAGAAAGAGATTGATATTGAGATCTATTAATTTTTGTTAAAGGAAAATCTACGGAAGAACTATTTCTATAAGACATTTCTAAAATGTCATCTACGCCATATACTGCTGTAGCACTTGAAGTACCATCATTTGTCGATCTAAACATAGTATAGACAGATTGACCATTGACTAATGTAATAGAATTATTTTTTACTTCCCAATAATGTAAACCTCTATTCGCCCATTCTTGAAACATAATGTTTAAAGAACGTCTAGCGGATTTCATTTCTTGGCCAGACATAGGCTGTTGACCTATTCTTTCATAAGCTTCTTCTATAACTTCATCAATAGAAAAACTTGATTCGAAAGTTGTTGTTCCAGAGGTAGCCATTAATTAACCTCCTACTTATCAATTAGTACTGTACACTTAGCGCTTGTGATTGCATTACAAGTTATAAAGCCTTTAAATAAAATTCCATCTTCTGGCATATTAAAAGAAAATACATCACCTGGAGGAACATCTGCTTGAAACTGCGTTCCTTCATTGTCTTGTAGTATTACGGATCCTGTAGTCGTTGTAGTAGTAACGTTAGAAAGAATAATTCCTCTTAATCTAGTTCTACCTGCAAAAATGCTACCAGCTGCTGTAACCTGTACTGCTTTTACATCTGATTTCATACCCATTTTTTCTCCTTAGTTAGAAGCTCCCGAAGGAGCTTCTATAATTATTATGTTGTTGTAACGTCGGTTCCAGTAATTACTTGTTTCCAAGTTGTACCGTTAGAAAATGCATAAGTTGCAGCTCCTGTGTAACCGTTTGCAACAAAAACCATAACACCTAAATTACTTACAGCGCTTAAAGTTTCACCAGCTCTTGAGCCAGTTGCAATTGTAAGTGTTGAAGTATTTGAAACAGTCCATGCTACGCCGCCACCTTGAGCAGTATCACCAGCAGTAGAGTTTGAATTCGCTCCACCGATGAAACCATTAAGTGCAACTACTGGTCCTGTAAATGTAGTTTGTGCCATATTATTATCCTCCTAGTTATTTCCACATAGTCTCTAGGCCGTCGACTATACGCGTCTATGCGGAATTTAATGTATAGTGATTAATTTATAGACTAATTTTAATTAAAGCGCAAGATATCCTTATCAGGAAAACGCATTCCAGCGAAAATAGCTTGGTTTATTTAACCAGCTATAGAAAATTCAGAAGCAGCGGATTCTATTTTAACCTGATGTAAAGATTCTTTAGCTTCAGCTATCTTAATATGGCTGATAACTTTTTTAATCTCTTCATCAATCCTAACCATATTAATGGTATATTTACCATTATGAATATGGTCTTGCTCCCACTCTAACTCAAGCGATCTTTTTGTCTTGTAAAGATCCTTGATGTGATTGTTCTCCATTTACAATCTCCTCGTAGGTTAAATGACACACTCTATAAGAGGTACCATCTGGAGTAAACTTTATACCTTTTTTTCCTATTTTGTCAAGGATAGCATGTTCGATACCTTGCGCGCTATCTCCCGC